GCTGCAAATTTCGCCACGCCTGCAAGGCCGCCCGTTACTGGGTTTGCTGGATCGCTTGGGCTCATTGCGTTATTCAACGCCTTCGCAATCGCAACGCCTGTATCCGCTGCAATCTGCGCAAGGGCAATCGCTTTGCCTGCTGCCGTTTCTTGTCCAATCAGGTCGATAAGTGCGCTGCTCGCGGTCATTACATCGGCGTAGGCTTGTTTCTTCGTGTCGGCAACCGTCTTATCAATTTCCTTTTGTTTATTCGCCGCGTCTTCAGCTTCTTTAAGCCTAATTGCCTGAATTTCTTTTTCAAGTTCAATCGTTGAATGACCTGCATCGCGTTCTGCCTGAATCAAGTTCTGAAGTTCCCGTTTCCGGATTTCGGTTTGCGCCTTCTGCAAGTCCTCTTGCGTTTTGGCTGCCTTCATCGCGGCAAGTTCTTCCTCATCATATTTAGACTGAATGAACTTCAACTCATCCGCCGCCGCCTTTTCGTTTTCCTGTTTACGCTTTTCCTCTGCCGCCTTGCGGATTGTTTCCTGCTGCTTGTAGTATTCTTGGTCAATCTTCAGCAGTTCATCGGCAAGCATCTGAGCCATCAGCGTTTCATCATAGCCCTTTTTCTGAAGATCTTTTTTGCGAAGTTCAAATTCCTTTTCGGCAATAACCCTGCGGTTGGCCAAACTATCTTCTTCGGTTTTCAGGCGGTCAATGTCGCGTTGTATCGCGTCCTGTGCTGCCTGTTCGTCTTTGGCTTTTTGCTCATCGCGCTTCTTTTGCTTTTCATCCGCCGCTGCTTTGTCGATTTCTTTAATGGCCAAATTGTGGCCGGCCAAGGTGTTCTGCATATTCCGCAGCCCTGCCTCCATTTCCTTAATATCGGCTTCGCTTTGCTTCTTAGTTTCAGCAGGGTCGAAGGCCATCTTTGAAACGCTTTCCACGCTTTCTTCCAATGACTTGAGTAAGCCTGTTTCGTAGCCTAAAGCTGCCGCCACTTTGTCCACCGTACCCAAAAGCAGGCGCATCGGGGCTGTGATGAAGGTCAAGATCCCATTCAGGATGTTCTTGTTGCGTTCAGCTGCTGCGATTTGCGCCGTGGCCTGTGCCTTACTCGTTTCAATGACCGCCTTCTGATTGTCGATGGCAACCTTCAACGCGGCAATCTTCATTTGCAGGATGTCCTTTTCCGATTTGCCCTGTGCCTTCAGGATGTTGTCGGATTCGTCAAGTGCCTTAACTTGGTCTTCGGAAGCCTTCAGCCTGTCCTGTTGTGACTTGAGTAGTTTCTTATCAGTTTTGGAAACGCCATCCAAACTGATGTCCAACTTCTGCACCAAGCTAATCAACATGGTAATTCCGCCGATAATCAGCCCGATGCCCAACGCAGACATAAACGCCTTCGCTGCTCCGGCAAGTGAAGTGAACGCGGGAACAACCGCGCCCTTAATGTCACCGCCCAAGCCTGCAAAAGTTCGGCCCAAGTCCTTCATGTCAGCAATACCCTGAGAAAGTGCCATTGCACCCTGTATGCGTACCAAGGATTTTTGTAAATCCTCGCTTTCACCACCTAACAACGCAGCCGCGCCCTGTGCAGCCGCGAAGCCTGACGCAAGTTTAGAGGTTACATTGGCAATGCGCTCGAATCGGTCAGGATGCAGTCCCGCTATTGTCGCGTTCAAATCCTCCATCTGGTCTTTCAACTGCGCTACCTTCTTTGCCGCAGCCAATGTGCGCTCGTCCGTTTCGCCGAAAGCCGCTGCCAGCCTCAATGCCTCCTGTTGCGCTTCGCGGATTTGCGCTTTGAACGATTTGACGGACTGGTCCCCGCTCACGGAGGCCTGCACCTCTACTGGTTGTACTATCTTTTTTGCCATTATACTTCTTTAATCAATACCACGTTCCAATCCGCGCCTGTCCATTCAATAGCAGGGCGGTAAACATCGCCTGTGGTGGGTGCGCCGATGTCCTTGTAAGTTAAATTCACTACGCCTTGCGTCCAGTCTACTATCGGCCCTTTGCCGCCTTCGTTGCTGCCTCCGAGCGTGGACCATGCAAAGCGTTTCTTTTTGCCGATGGGCCGCGTCCTGATGTTGGGGAAAGCGTCATTATTCGTGTCCTTAATATCGTACCCTCCCCCGGCTGCCCCTGTCTGTGGGGTGAACACGTTTGCCGTTTTGATTTTTAGGAACTCGCACTCGATTAACTCAGATTCGCCCACCTGGTAATCCTGTATTTTGTTCAACCTGAAATACTGCCCTTGGAAGAAATACAAATCACGGAATGACCACTTGAGCCAGTCAGCCGGAGTGATGTAAACGCGCGCCGTAACAATCCGGCTGTTCCGGTCGGTGATTTCGCTCAGGTACTTGCGCCAATACACGTTAAACAGGTTGTTGTTTGTATAGGTGACGCCGGCGGGCAAGTTCACATAAGCAGGCATCCCGAAGGACAGGTCAATAGTCGGCGTGAAAGGGTCATCCAAATGCCCCGCGTGGGGGTAGCCTTCCACCGTATCTACTCCGGTCGGCCCAGCAAAGAGTTTGAACGCATCGCATAAAACCCACTCTTCGTTGCCTATTTTGCCTGACCAGTAAAGAATACGCAGAGTTCCCGCCTTTTCTTCAGCGGTTTCCATGCTGGCAATCCGGAAATTATTACTACTCTCCGTGCTGTACGGCGTGGATGCAAAGATTGTTTCGGTTTTGCGTTCGTCCTTTATCAGGTCGTTGTTTACTATTATCCGTGCTTCGCCGTACACCGTGCCAATCGCGTCGAGGTACTCTTTGCTGTCATCATCATCACCTTTCGCGTAGGTGAACACATAAGGGTTGCCTTCCAATTCGCCCATTGGTGTTATGGTCATTGGCTGCGAATAATCAATTTTGAATGTTAGGTCATGTATCACCGTATCGCGGTAGAACGTGTCACGTGGTGCGATGTAAAGTTCATTCGTGCGCCCGGTTGGCTCAATGTATAGGTTGAACATCTTGACTAAGCTATTTAGGAACTCATCCTGTTTCCATTTGCCCCCGGTAAAAATGCCGTTCATGTCCACCGTGGAATCCAGTCCGTATGAAGTTTGGATAGGCTCAATGCGAATCCATGAATTAGCCTTAATCGTTATAACGCCCCCTGTCAACACTTCGCCCATGCGCGCATCCGTGTAATCCAACACTTCAATAATTCGGATGTCTATCTTTTCATTTTTGTCAGCATAAACATCATTAATGGTGAAGGTAAAGGTCTTTGTTGCGCCGCTGCCCGTGTTCACCATGCGCAAAGGGTTGTGCAGTTCTGCCAATTTCCCATCCACATAAACGCCGACCGTCATGGTTATGTAGGGCGTTGTGATGTGGTTAATTCCGGTGATGGTTACGCCGATGCTTCCAGATACGCTGAATCTTCCCCCACCCGTTGGGCTGTTGTACTTCCCTGTAGTGGTGTCGAAGTTCCCTCCGTTATCCCAGTATCCGCTGCTGCTGTCGTCATTAAAGACGATGGTGCTTCCTTCTAAATAGCTTTGGTCAGCCGTGCGCTTTGCCCGCGCCTTGCGTGAAAATATCACCGCCTCGTTTATCTGGGGAACGCCGGGGGAAGGGATCACCAACTTTTTGAATAGGTCAGTATTGAAGAATGAATCAGACGAATACGCAAATCCGGCATCGGTGAAAATCTTATCAACCAGGGTTTTTGCGAAAACCGCAGGGTAAAAGTCCTGCACGCGCCACACGATGGAGTAAGGAACGTCGGTACGGTTGCGGTCAATCATCGGGTAAACGTAGCCGCTGGCAGGTGTGAAGTTCCAGCTATTGATGATGTTCGTGCGGTTCAGGGTATGGTTGAACTCCGAAAGGTCAATATCAGAAAGCTGCTTATTGCGAATCTTTGCAAAGAGGTCAGCCGCCTGCCCATGAACTGAAACTTCGTATTCTATTTGCCCTTTGCGAACCACGCTGATGTTTAACAGCCTAACATATCCGCGCACCTGTTCCACCTCATCTACGGTAACGAGCGCAGCCGCTTTCTTGTTTGGGTTGAAATCGGGCGCGAATTGCGTTCCGTTGTTCAGCTGCTCCTGATTTACGTCAAAGATGTGGCCGAATAGCTTGTTGTTGGCAGATGTTCCCGGAATGCGAAAGGTGCGCGACCAATCGGAAGAACGCTGCGAAGGTTCGCGGATGTCGGCAATTTCCCGGGTAACCTGCAGAACTTCGTTTTCCGACAGGTCAACTTGCCGCCCTTCAATAAACAACCTCATCATATCCGCTGCCTCCTGTTTGTCAGGGCGCGTTGTATGGTCACAGAATACTGCACCAGCCCGTCCCTGTTGTACTTGCGCTCAAACTCGGTTGTGTTTACAGTAACCTTTTCCAGTGAACTAAAAGGCCCCATGTAAACCACAGGGCTAAAGAGTAGCTGCTCGATGTATTCCGCTTCCGTGTCCGTGAGGAAGTCCGTGTTCAAAGTCCATTGCTCCGTCACCATTGTTGTATAATTTGTGACACCGCCGCGGGCGTTGGAATAGTTGTAGGCCCCGGTTGTGTATCGGAAGCTGTCCTGCTCAAAGGTCTTTTTCTCCCCGGTCAGGTTGCGAACCGTGCGCTTTCGGAAGGTGTAGGAATCGAACCCGCCCAGGGTGTTGAGGAAGTGAAGCGTTACCGGGTCGTACTTGCTGCACTCCGTCCACAGGTCAAACCGCATGGTTTCCGATGCCTTGCCTGAGTAGCCAGAGGGATACGCCTGTACCGTGTAGTATGCCTCGTTTCCAGATGTGAACCCTATGCCGCTGAACGTGCAATCAGCAGCTAACAGCCTGCTTTTGTAGTCCACATAGGTGAAGGTCTTCTGCACCGTTTGCAGCAGCGTTCCCGCCGCGTTGTAACTCTTAAACTCAAACACCTTGTTCACCGTGTCCGTTCCGAACAACGCATGAATCGTGTGCGCCTCATCCGCCTGCACCTTGCGGTTGCGGACATTGGTGAGGAACTGCGCACCTGCTGTGCCGCCTGAAGCGGTCAGGTAGTCTGCTTGAGCGTATCCGAGGAAGTCCTGAACAGGCAAGCAAGCATCCCAGCTAAACTTGTTGTTGGTGTTTACCACTCCCGTGGCTTCAGTAACAACTCCGCTGCCGTACTCGTACCCGAACTTAGCGCGATAGGTAACGATGCGAGGCTGCCCGACAACCGCCGCCGCTGATGGTGGCTCAAAGTCATTGCCAACGTAGGACGCAATGATTTCTGTAATGTCGAACACCGCCTCGTTTTGGCTGCTGCCATAGCGGATGGGGGCTTTGAGTTTCGCCTGGATCGTGCCGTCTATCTCCACTTCGCAGATGTAGCGGAAATTGCTTGCGCCTGTTATTGCCGTGTCCGTTTCGCGAACAACAAAGGTCAGGGGGTTAAATGCGGGTGAGTAGTCTTGCGGCTGCTGCTGAATTGAGTAGGCCATTTCCTATAATGGGGAAAGTGGCAATTTGTCGCAAAAGAAAAGGGCAGCTTTCGCCGCCCTAATCTATGGAACAGAATAAGCCGCCCCGCTCCACCTACATAAGCGTACCTGTTGGAAACAAGTCGTTCGGAGGTTGCAGAGCGGCTTTGCGGTCGGGGTGGGAATCGAACCCACCTGCATCCCCTCCAGAATACAACCTTTCCGACCAAGTGGCACGAGGCAGATTAGCTAGTCGGCCTGCCCCGAGCCAATATTTTTTTGCGACCGGGGCAGGGCTCCAACCTGCGACCCAAGGCTCTAAGCAACTGAGCTACCCGGTCAAGCGCCTTTAATCCGCTGAAGGCTAACAGCCGCACCTTACGATGTGCGCCCGGAATTTCGCAGCATTGCTGTTTCGAGGGCTACGTTCCGCCCGTCAGCGGCTAATTCATTTAAGCCATAAAAACAATGCCGTTCCGAAAGCGAATACACCCGCGAACATATTGAACATAGCTGTTTTACGGTTTCCTAATTCCCTATTCACTTTTGAAAAAGCAATATTCATGGCACATAGCAATAAGAAAAAAACGCTTCCCATAATTAATCTTCTTCTTCTATCAACTCAGGGCCATCCTCCATCCCATCGCGGTGAATTAGTTTTAATTCCCGTGGCTCGTAGCACATCTGCCCGTTGCCGACCCATACCCATACGCGGTTTTGCAAGTCGTTAATTTTGGCAACTCTGCCTTGTATGCCGAAGGTGTCCTCTACAAGGTCTGCCACTTTGAAATAGCGTGAGTTGTTCATTGGTTACCTCCGTAGGTTTGTTCGTAGTATTCTTCTCCTGTAACATATGGTTTGTGATCTAAAACCATATCAACACCATCTCTATTAGATTTAATGATCTGCTCTTTCTCCATTTCTTTACACTCTGCCCAAATCTTAGCAGCCTCATTGCTGGTCATTGGTCTTATACGTGCAATCATATCATTGACTGCATCGTGAAATTTATCTACCGCCGTCTGTTTCATAGCCCTTTTAATGCAATAATGTCCGCGCCCGGGGTGTAGGTAGCACCCTCTAAAAGTTCACCGTCCTCGCTGACCATTGCCGCGCCGAACTTTGCCGCTGCCTGCGCTGCCGCCTTCGCGCGTTCCTCAATGGATTGTAAGGTTGCCTTTGCTTCGTTCCAAGCCTGCACGCCTTTGAAATCCCAACGGCCCGCGCCGGACTTCTTTTCGATGGTTGCGCCAAAATAGCTGAATGTTTTTTCGTGCCAATGCCCCGCTTGGTCAATCGCGTAAGGCTTAACCTCGTCTTTGAGTTGGTCAAGCATTTTGCCAATGCGGTTCAGGGTGATGTACGTGGCCAGCGCGTCAATGCTTCCTTCGCGCCATGCGTTGCCCAGTTCTTCCAGCCGCTCCATAACGGGCAGGCCGTGGGCAAAGTGTTCTAATTGTTCTGTGTTCATGGTGTTGCAAATATAGTGCTTCTCCACAATTCAAAGCAACTATGCACAATTATTTTTTCACCAGTACTTCAGTCAATACCGCTATCCGGTCAAGATTCACCTTGTGTAAATCGCCGTGTTTTTCCAGGTACACCGCGTTGTGCCTGCCGTCTAACTTGCCCTCGTACGCCTCATACAGCCGCGCTTTCCATTCCTTAACGCCTGATGCCGTGTAAACGCCTTGCGAGGGATGGTCGTGATACGGGCCAAAGTCTGAAGCAATCACAGGCAGGGAATAGCAGCCAGCTTCTTTCACTTTCAGGTCGGACTTGCAGTTGTTGAACTGAGAGGTAACCAGGGGGGCAAGCACCACATCCAGCCTGGATAAGTAGATGCCGTACTGCGAAGGGTGCAACCCGGGCCGCAGCTTCAGCCAGTCAGGATGTCCGACAGGCGCAACATCGTTTCCGACCGCTGTCCATTCAGGATCCTTTTCATCATAGCCGCAAATGTTGTACTCGCTTCCTGTTTCTTCGCAGAACTCACGGACCGCTTGGCTGATTGTGAACAGGTCATACCGATGCGACCTGCTGCCCACGAAGCCCACGCGGAATTTATCGGATGGTTGCTTTTCCTGATTCCATTGCAACTCCGTAAGGTTCAGGGCGTTGGGTATTGTATAAACGTTGCGGTTCACTTTGTACACCTGCTCGCGCAAACGGTCGTTTTCGCATATCACCGCGTCTGCGTCGTACAAAGCCGCCTGCACTTTAGCCGATAGCCCACGGCGTTTCCATTCATCAACGGCAGGGTTATAGCGGTTCAACATCCAGTAGTCATCAATGTCCACGATGAACGGAATGCCTCGGGTATTTAGGATGGAAATGATTTGCTCCTGAGGTTCAGCAAGTGTTCCATTCCAAATAACAAGGTCGTACTTATCTAAGTCAGGCAGGGGGCGATAATTGCCGTTCTCATCCCGTGGTGTCCAAATGTCTATCTGCGCGAAGCCGCGTATCTGTAAGTCATGAAGTGGTGCGTAGAGGCGGTGGTAAGAAATACCGCTCATGCCGTTTAGTATGCCTAAAATGTTCATGTTAGTTTCCCTTTAAAATGTTCAATTAGCCGCTCCATGTGATGCTCATAATAAGAAGCAAACGAGCCGAAGCCCTGGTCATTCTGCTCATAATTGCGATACAGCACCGCGCGAAGCCGTGAACCTGGTGTTTTGCCGCCTGCCTCGGGGTCGGCCTTCAGATGATCCAATAACGCTTCTTCTTCGCCGCTGAAGTATTCCGGTTTAATTGCTACGTATGCAAGCTGGTGATTTAACGTGAGCAGGGCAGCCGCTTTATCAACGGGCAATTCCTGCGTGCCAAGCGTTACCTTCCACGTCCTATCCTTGCGCGTGGTCACGCCTTCAATCGTTGCTGGGAGTATTATCATCAATCAGCCAATTAAGATACACGCGGGCTTTCTCCAAGTCCTGAACGCCGCCCTTTTTCTCGTAACGCCAAAGGTATTTCATGATGTTTCCTTTGAGGTATCCGCGATAGCCAACGGGTGAAAGGCTGGCTTTGATTGCAGCGATGCACTCCACCGCGCCTTTATAGTGAGCCGGATCATGTGCGCTATCCTTTAGCAAAGGGCGCAACCGTTCAGCGATTTGTTCTTCGGTCAGTTCAGGAAAGCCGCTCATGAGGTCAGGTTCATGGTAACGGTGATTTCGCCCTCATGTTCGATGGTGGTTTTGTCCTTCCATCCGTGGTTGCACTTGAGGTCGAAGATGATTCCAGTAGTGTTGCCCTCGCCATTCAGCAGCGCGATTTGCTTTGCATCGTGGATTTGAGCGTGAATGCTTTTTATTGTGGCGGAAAATCCTTCCCTGAGTGCGTATTCGTCAAGGGTGTGACGTTCCATTTTGATGAATCGGCAGAACTCACCAACGGTAGGAACGCGAGGGGTTGGAACATCCACCAACTTTCCGGAGTTGCTCAATACCGATTTAGTGAAGGTCGCACAATGCGCCATGTATTCGTCAAATGCCTGCTGCAATGCCTCAGGGCTTTCTATTTTGCGTGGTCGTGCCATGTAGTTTTTCGGTTACGATTTGTCTAAGATATTCCTTTGACAATCCTGTGCCAAAGTCAGCCTGATGATGGCAGCTTCTGCACAGGGCGATAAGGTTTTCGGGATTATCCCGTAGTTTGCTGCCGCCCATCCCCCTTGCCTGTATGTGGTGGATGTCAACCGCCTGCGCTCCGCAGACTTCGCAGGGAATAAAATCGGTCGGGGTGAGGTTGCGTGCTTCAAGGTATAGTTTGATGTACTTTTTCATAAACACGCACCGTGGAGTTGATTGCCTGCTTCAAGGCCCACTTATGACCCCACATGAACTCATCCATGCCGGCATAACTCCAAATAGTCGAATGACCTACTTTCGGTTCAACGTAGAATGACCCCCACCCGCACACATCCGCGAAGCAGGTTTCTATGTAGAGCAGCGAACCAGGTACGGTGCATTTGTCAATATCGGCAAATGTCTGTTCCAACTTCTTTCCGGTCAGGTGTTCTATCACCTCCACCATTGCAACAAGGTTCGCCTGTATCCGTGGTTTGCGCTTGTATTGCTCGTTGAACTTATCATATCCATAAGCCATAAACTCGGCATTGGTGCAAGCGTGAACCAACTCACCATTTCCGCAGCCCCAGTCAATAATCGTTGCGCCTTTCCCGGCAAGTTCAATAAAGCGTTCTATGCGCCCGGAGTTTTGCAAACTGCGTTCATAAGCATAGCCACCGCCCACCATGCCGCCCTGTTCAAGTTCCCGGCTAAAGATGGTTTTACAATTCACGCACTCATGGTATTCAGTACCCCATACGTTGCCAAGGGTTTTATAGGTTAGGTAATAACAGGCAGGGCAGTTCATGACGGGTTTATGATAATGGGATTTTCTTCATTTTGTTCCATGCGGCACAACCTTTCCACGTGCCACTTCATGTTTGCGTTGTTGTACACCACCCCCCAGTTTTCACCGGTGCTTACCACATTAGGGCAGTAGGGCGAAAGTTCAAGAACGCGGGGCAGGTCGAATATCTCCGCAACCGCGAAAGGGCTGCTTTGGTTGCCAAAGTGCATGAGGCCATTAGCTATCACCTGTGCCATTTGCAGGAAATCGGGAGTTTCAATGTGTTGCGCTTTCGGGCAAACCTTGGCGAACTTTTCAAACTCCTGCTGCACACCGATGAAAAACACATCGTACGGCTGTTCCTGTAACATTGCCCACTTTGCATCCCCACCCGCCGCGTTGTTCCTGTATCGCTCCGATAGGTTCACGGTGATGTATCCGTTGTTCAGGCGGTTCATGCGAAAGGCCGGCCCGGGCAATAACTCAGGGTAAACAGAAAGAATCCAACGCCGAATATCGTATGCACTCAGGTTGATGCGTTCCTCCCGGAATAGGTCTAAATTGTAGTCAACCGCTTCACCGTGCCACAATTCGCACTTGATGCCGCAATACTCCACCAATGGCCGCAGCATATTGCACATATTTTCGTTGAGCATCACGCCGCCTCCGGGATGTGTCAGGCCCGCCGCGTATTGTGCCGGACGGTCAGGGTTTAGGTACAACGTGCCGCCGCCGTTTGCACGGATGGTTGGCAGCATATAAATCACATCTCCTGCGTTTCCGCTGTGTAGGTAGGTCTTCATTGCTTTTGAATCTCCTCTTTTACCTGACTCCAAAACAAATGCCTTTCCATTTCATGACTATACGGTGGGCATTGTGAAGGATATTCATCAAGCATTTCATCTACCACAAACAATGCTATTTGTTTTACAAATTGTCTTTGGTTTAAACCTGCCATATTTGAATTCTCTAATAATTCATCAATTTTATGAACTAAATCAAGTCTTTTGTGTATATGTGTCATGCGTTGTATAGGTTTTCTAATTGCCTCATTGCTTCTATCTTACACGATGGACAGGTATTCAGCGTTCGCCCCAAAAGAACGTAAGCCAGCTTTTCAATTATCGCCGTTTCTGCCGCGTCAAAAGTCCATACAAGGTTGCGCTTGTACCCTTTCCATTTTGGAAATAGTTGCTCAAATTGCGCTTTTTGTTCTGCGTTCATACGATAAAATGCGGTGGTTCGTTGCGTCCTGTTTCTGCCCTGTGTCGGGTTTCGGCCCGAAATTGCGAAATCGCTTCCAGGTAGTTCGGAGAAAAGTTCTGAAAATAATCGCCGCCCTTTGTCCAATGAATATCGAACGGGGTTCGTGTTTCCGTCCGGTGATACCGGGCAATGGTGATCCCATCCCGGATGTCTGCACCCCAAAAGGCGCACATCGTGTTCTCCGGTGTTTCGTGTCGGTACATGGTCAGTATAGTGTTTTGTGAATGAGTTGAGCGAATATCGAAGCAAGGCCAGCATAGACAGGGTTCCCGCCCATTAGCGCAATGACGATTAACGCAATCCAAAAGGACAGGCAAACAGGACAGCGGAACACTTTGTACCCGCTGAACGGGCCAAGGGTGTCCATTTGATTGTTCAGGCCGAAAGGAACGGATGCGCCTGCGATAGATAACAGGGCTAAAAATATCTCAGGTGTCATAGGTTTGTCGGTAATATTCAGCCGCGATTTTCTTCGCGCTGGCAGCGGTGATGCCTACTTGTTCAAGTGCAGCGGCGAAGGTTGCGCGTATCAATACCCCTTCCTGCTTCACAGCTTCTCGATAGTCAGCCGTGGACAGCTTTCCCGCCTTTGCGATGTGCTGTTCTATGAGCCATTGTACGGGGGTCATGCGTGGCAAAGATAATCAATTTCTTCAATAGCTTTGAAAATCTGATACACCACTTGCGGTACTACTGCGTTTCCGTATGCTTTGATTGATTCGTTTCGCCACTTTGAAAAGGCAATTCCGTCCAGTTCGGCGGGAAGCCCATCATTTCGGCCACAAACCGGGGATTGAGTTGGGAACTCTTGCCAGCCTGTATGCTTGCCCAGTGGTTCAGTTCGTCCTCTCTGCTTTTGCCGTTTTTCCGTGGCTTTGTGGTTCCTGCGTTGTGATGATGCGCTGTTGGTGTCGGAAGTAAACCCATGTTCACCGCCCGTGCCAATGTTACCGAGTGCATTGATCCTTCCTTTACCTGCGTTGACTTCATGTTCGCTTTTGCGCCTGTGCTGTCCATTGCTGTCGGTGTCGGTAAGAATTTGCTTTGCAACAAACCATACCCTGTCTCTTCCGTGCGGGGCATTGACCGCCGCC